CAAATCCGGACTCATTGTACTGATTTCTTTTCTTAGCGATTTTGAATCACCCGCTAATAATCTATTCGTTACAAAGTTACTGATATGTCCTATCTCTCTATTACCATCCACTTCGGTGATTATTCTTCTATATCTAGATGTAATTTCATTACTCGATTTTGTTGCTTTCTGAAGAGCATCAATATCTTTTTGTATTGAAAGTTCATCTCCATGTGTTAATAACCTAAACTTTATGTTAGCTTTAGAAATTGGTAACGTATAATCGTATTCATTTTTTCTATTTAACTTAGATTCATCAATTTCTTTTATTTGTATTTTTGATAAATCTACTGTTACTTTAACGGGCTCATTTTCATTAGGGTCGTTAATTGTAACTTCATATTCCGGACCAAATGCTAAAACTCTAGATGAGATTAAAATAGCATTCTTATCGCCAACTAATAAATCATTTATATTTACGCCAGCTTCAACTACAACTGATTCCAATAGTTTATCCAAATGAACTCCTTTCTTAACTAAGTTAGCAGAAGTAAGAATATCTTCTTCTTTAGCTGTCATTAATTTAATAGTAATTTCACCCTTAGATAGTGGAGATGTTTCTGGATAACATAATCCCTTCGATGGTAAACTGATAATCTCCGTTGGAAATGGATAATTTCTTTGGTCGGATGCAGATTGTGCTCCCAATCCTCTTGTAACTTGTTGTTCTACGTTTTGTTGTTCCATAATTATAATAACTTAATGTTTATATATAAGTATATACAAATAAAAAAAGGAGAACATTTCTGTCCTCCTTTTAACTATTTTAAAGTTTATCTATTAAAAATTAGTACTCAAGGATTGCGTAATCATATGATAATGTTAATTCAATCATTAATGGGTCGTTTGATGACCAATCTAACTCACCAAAGTTTGCTGATAAAATAAATGCTCCTTTAAGAGTCCATTGTTCAATTTTATCACCTACTGGTCCTAATAGATAGAATGTAATATCTTTCTTATAGAAAGCTGCGTATCCATCTCTACCTGTTAGGGATTCGTGTGAACTTCTAATCCACTCCATAACTTGCTGTGCACCTGATGGTACAATTGGGTCATAAAGAGAGATAGTTACATCATCCCAAGTTGATTTTCCTTTAATTTTTCTTTTTATATTGATATGGTCTAATTCAACTACTTCCGAAGTGAAAGTTGGTCTACTAGCGGTTTTAATCATATACGATTGTATCCCATCAATTTCCATTATAAATCTATTACCTAACTTTGGTTCAAAGTTGGTATAGAACATTTTATCAAACTCTAATACTTCTGGCATTTTTTTCTCTATTTAATTGTTTCTTTATATAAATATCTATTTTTTAAATTATCCGTTAAAAGCGGCGCCAGTTGGTAAGATGTTGAAATCAATTTGAATAAATTCAGCTGTCTTAGTTGGTTGTAAGTAGATAGCCCCTTTCATAATGTTTCTATCAATTACATCTGGTGTGTTATTAGTATCATCCATTACAACACGGAATGCGTACAAACCTTGTCTTTGTTGGATTGATTCTAAATAAGGGTTAACGATATTTAAGAATCTATTTCTTGTTGTTGATGTGTTTTGTTCGAACACTAAATAACGAGATGTAGATGCGATATACTTTCTTACAGTCAATAATAATCTTCTTACGTTGATTCTATCTAATGCAGATGGTTTATCTTGTAAAGTTTTTTGTCCGAATACTACAATACCTTGTCCAGGAAATTGTACAATTGGATTTACTTTAGCTTCATATAATGTATCTTTTTCAGATTGTGTTAATCTATTCAATACACTAACTGCTCCTATTAATCCACCTCTATTCAAACCGGCTGGTGCGAACCATTCTGCTGCTACTCTATCGTTTGCTGCGAATACGCCAGGTAATAATACTGAAGGTGGAACTGAAATTAATTTGTTTGTGTTAACATCAATTGTTTTAATCCAAGGATAGTAAGTTGCTGCCATATTTGAATCAACATCGCCTGCCTGTGTAGTTACCAATGATACTGCATCATTTACTGCTGTTGAATCCATAATATAGAAACAATCATTTCTTTCTTCAACCATATCTAATACCGAAGTTACTACTGAAGTATGTAATCTTCTAATAACACCTGGAGTTACAACCATATTGATATCAAATTCATCTGCATTAGATAATGCTGCGATGTGTTTAGCGTATGCTACCGAACCTGAAGATAATGAGGTTGTTAAATCAAAACCTTGTGAGTTTCCTGATAAAATGTCAGAACCTTTATAAATTGGTGTTGCTGGCGATTTACCATCAAAACCTTCTTGGAATGCTACAACGAATTGTGCTAAAGAAGAACCTACTGATAATGTACCACCATTTGCTGCATCCAATCCAAATACTGAATTAGAACCCACACCTGCTCCTGTTGGAATTGGTTTTAAGTAGATTGCGTTATCAGTATTGTTATCCAAATCAATACCACCATATTGTGTTGCCGATGCGGTTATAAATGTTACTGATGGAATTAATGCTCCAATAGCTGCTGATGCAGAAACTGGTAAAGAATACTTAGCATGTCCGAATGGTACTGCTTGTACGGGAGCCGATGTATTTAAGTACTGAATTCTAATATATTTTGAATTATTAACCCAGTCACCACTTTCACTAATTTTACCTTCAGAGTTGATAGATAATTTTCTATCACCAATTACTCTACTAATGTAGTTCGGAGAATTAGGGTCTAAGTTTACATTCGAATAAGTTTCTAATACGTTCTTTTTCTTATTTGTATCAGCAAAATCTCTAACAACAACAGTGAATGTACCATAATCAGTACCATTTACAGAACCAGCTGCTTTAATATTTGTAATACCAATTTTAACTTTTGTATTTGCTGAATTACCTGCTCCTAATGTTTCAAATTGGAAAAGGTCATATCTTTGACCACTAATAGTTTGTGATTTGATTGTTGGTGTTAATGCTTCTTGCGCATCAAATGTAAATAATTGGTTACCCAATACCGTTACACTTGCAGAAGTTGCTGATACAAAATTTATAGATGTATTTTTGAAGAAACCATATGAATAAGCTTCTTTACTTCCAAATGGCGATGTTCCAAATACTGCTTCAATATCATTTATATCAGTTACATCTAAAGATGCTGAACCTAAAGTTGATAAATTAAAATCACCTCCACCATCTAAATCTGTTAATGTTTCACCAACGAATCCGCCATTTGCACCTACTGCGGTATTAAAAAGAATACCCAAAGATGCTGATACTGAACCTGAAGTTGCTGTTAATAATAAAGGAGCGGTTTCGGTGTAACCACCAATACCAGCTACTCTACAAATTGTAGCGCTTCCAGCTTCTCTTAAATAAGATTGTACTGCCAAAGGAGTATAATATGTATCATCAACCACTCCAAATAGAGTTTCAAATTCAGCTTGTGAGTTAACGATTGTAGGAGTTAAAGGGCCTTCCTTAAAAGGTCCTATGAATGCTGCACCGATTTCAGCTACACCCTGTTGTAAGAATGATAAGTCGTTTTCTTTTGTAAATACGCCCGGTGATACTATTTTTTCTGCCATTTTGTGCTTTTATTTAATTTTTAATGTCTACTATAAATATAATCTTTTATTTCAAAACAACAAATCAATGTTATTTGTATGTTGGAGAGAAATGGTCATATACTTGTCCTACTGATGCTGCTGATTGTAATGTACTATAAAATAATACTGGTCCAATTTGTCCGTTCCAAAATGTTGTTCTTGCACTATTACTACCAACTGTTAAATGGTTAGTAGATGCCGGTGCCGAAAATGCATTTGCGGTAAATGTTCCTACCGATGTTTTATCTACATAAACCGTTACAGTTCCAGATGGTTGAAATGTTGCTGAAATCATATACCAAACGTTTGATGATAATGAAGTCGTTAATTGTCCACTATTTCCTAATGAACTACCATAGAATTTTACTCTATTTAAAGTAGAACTATTAGTTGATTCAATTGCTAAACCATAAAAACCTGCGTAGTCAAAAATGTGTCTTGTAGTTGTACCTAATGTTGTTGTAGGTCTT